TGTTGCGTCAGACGATGCTTCAGCTTGAGGCAGATGGTGCAAAGGCAACAACATTGAAGGACATCGCAAAGGGTGATGAAGCTGTAGCAAATGCCGAATATGAAATGATGGTAGCAGAGACCCTTTACAGGGCATCCAATGAGAATATCATGGCACAGAAGAAGCTGTTTGAGAGCATAGAGGCAGACATCAAAAGAGAATACTACAAAGGAGAGTGATGGATCGTGGAGAGATTAAAATGCCCTTGTGTGAATTGGTATCCTGAATCTTTCATGGCCGGTACACGCAAGATGTCAGATGAAGAAGTCGGCATCTATATAAGGGCCTTAAACAATCAATTTATTGAGGGTGGAATTGAGGCTGATGAATACAGGACATTCCCACCTAAAGTGAAGAAGAAGTTTGTCAAGCGTGGTGATGTTTATGTCAATGAGAGGATGGAATTTGAGCAGAACAGGAAGAAGAAATACAAGCAATCAAGAGAGAACAATCTTCAGTATCATGGCATGACACAGGAACAATGGGAGGCACTTTCATTGGAAGAACGCATGGCATATGTGAAATGATATGGCACTCCATATGGGAATCCATATGGTCATTCATATGAGCATCCATATGGCTCACGATATGGAACACCATATCATAATAATAACAATAATAATAATAAGAATAATAGTTATATATGTATTTAAAGATAAGTATATGTAAAGGAGAAATGAGATGGCAAAAATTATTGGAAAGGTCTATGAGACAACAGATTATGACAAATTCACATTTGTTGTAGGAAACAGAGCTGTAAAAACAAAAGGTGTAAAGTGGACAACACTTCTTGAATCTATCAAAGAGCATGGTCAGCTTGAGCCGGCTCTTGTTAATGAAAGGTTTGAAGTGATTAATGGTCAGCACAGGTTGATTTGCTGTAAAGAGCTTGGTGTTCCGTTCAAGTACACATTTGGTGAATTCAATGCAACAGGCGAGATTATTGGAGAGGCAAACAGGTCAACAAAGTGGGGTTTGAGAGAATATATCAATTTTTACTCAAGCCAAACAGATGCAAGGGCAATCAGTTACAAATATTTGGAGGCTCTTCGTTCTGAATTTCATCTAAACGATACGGCTTTAACAGTATTAGTTCATGCCGGAACAGACGGAACAAGAGTAAGAACAGAGATTGAGGCCGGCAAACTCAAACTTTCAGGTGAATTGTATAACACAATAAGAGGATGCCTGTCTGAATTATATGCACTTGGTTTTAACAATTGGATAAAAGAAAACAGAGGCAATTCAAAAGTGTATTGGGCAGCGGTTACATATGCATGGAGGCATCCTGATGTTGACATGAAGAGGCTTATAAAAGTCATGTGGGAGAACGAATACAGAGTTCCTTCTACATCAAAGGTTTCTGAATTGTTGAGAGCATTGTCAGAGATATACAACAGAAGATTAGCAAAAGCAAACAGGATATACATGGATTCTGATTGGGATCGTGGCAAGTACAGAAAGTGGGAGGTGTAAAAATGGAAATTGAAGGAAAGGGCAGAGTATTTGCCAAAGAACATGACGGATGGACATCGTATTCAATCGGTGTTTCTTCAAAAGACAAGGAAGGCAAGTATGTGAATGGCTACCAGCCAATCAGATTGAGAAAGGGCGAGAGCATCCCAAACGGATCATTCATAAACTTCAAAGCCTTCCCAACAGTAGTCAAAGGCAAAGAACACAACATGGTCATTTGGCAGATAACAGAGTTCACAGTTGAAGGTGAAGTTCCTGTTCCGGCAGAGAATGAGTTCACAGCCATCACCAATGATGATATTCCTTTTTAGAGGTGGCACATGGTTAATTCAAGAGAAAAAGGCAAACGATATGAAAGACATGTCGCATCACTATTCAAGGCAGAAGGCTATGATGCAAGAAGAGGCCAACAGTTCTGCGGTGCAAATGGTGATGCAGATGTCATCGGTGTGCCTGGTATCCACATTGAATGCAAACATCAAGAACGGATGCAGCTCTACGATTGGATGTCACAGGCAAAAGCCGATGCAAGAGAAGGCGAGATTCCTGTTGTTATCCACAGGAAGAACAACAGCGCAGATTTAGTCACAATGGAGTTTGGTGATTGGATTCGTTTATACAGAGAATGGGAGTGCAGCAGATGAATGGAGTTGATACACATTGCAAGAGTGTGAATGAGTGGGCAAGTAGGCAAGACCTTGAAGAAGGATATACCATTGCAAATGCAAAATACATTCGTGATTATGCATATTTCAGACAAGAATTAAAGCATTATTCCGCAATTCTCTATGTTCTTGGGGTTGAGCTAAAAAATCACTACTTGACTAAAATGATGTATTCTGCAAAGAAACAATCTGCCTATTGCGGTGCGGTATGTGCAGCGTTGAAACGAAACAAGGTTTGCAAAGAACATTATGCAATCTTTGAGAGAGATGTGAAAATGCTGTATAGAAGGCTTGACACCATTGAGAGAATCACAAAAGAGGATTTACACCTTACGGAGTTTGAGCCATTTTTCAACAATGTTATTGGCGATCTTGATGCATTTGATGGAGAATATGACGAATTGGCACAAATGGCAAGAGAATGGAATGCGGAACATCAGGAAGAGATTGCAAAACACATGGAAGAAATCAAGCCCGAATTAGAACGGCACAATGCATTTATTGAGAAAAATGCAGAGGCAAGAAAAAGAGAAAGATTGGAAAGAAGGGCAGAGAGAAAAGCAGAAAATGAATATGTAAAGGAAATCAAAGAGAACGAAAAACGGCATAAAGCAGAGTACAAGAAATTGGAGAGGTCATTCCAAAGATATTATGAAGGAAAATGGTAAGGAGGAAGAGAATGTTTGAAGAATTATTAAGAAAGTACATGCAGCCAATAATCAAGGATGCACAGGAAGAAGCCTATAAGAAAGGCGCAGAAGATACCATCAGAAGGTTTGCCTTTGTCTATGACACCATCGCACAGAAGGCCAAGGAAGATGCCTGGACAGAAGCCGGTGCAATAGACATTGAAGAAATCACAGATGACTTGAGCGTATTGGAGGCAGACATATGACAGACTACATAAGCAGAGCCGATGCTATAAGCATAGTACATTCTGCAATAGAAGCAGAAATACCATTTGCCATTGTTGCCGATTTGATAAAAGGTCTACCATCAGCCGATGCCGTACATGGTGAGTGGGAACATTGGGGAAGTCCGTTCAGCGATGAGAGCGAAGTCATAGACACCATTGTGTGTTCAGTATGTGGAGCAAGATTCATTGAGCCGAAAGACGAGCCAAAAGGGGAGTACAACTATTGTCCATCGTGCGGAGCGAGAATGTACAAAGGCGGTGATGATGAATGATTGTTGTTTGCCACGAAGATGATTATTTTGAGAAAACACCAATAGAAAAGCAAAGAGTGTGTTGCAACTGTCGCAACCGCAAAACAAGCGAAATAGTAAGCAAGTGTATGATAGACGGACACTACATTGGATATGTTCAATGCTTCACTAATTGGTGCAGACATTGGGCAACGGACGAATTGAAATGGATAGGCGGTGATTCAGAATGAGATTACCACAAGATAGGATACTACATATAGATACAGAACTTGCTGGAGATGAAGTGCGAGTTGTGGCAGAGTGTCAAGGCGAATTGGTGCGGTGTAAGGATTGCCGACACAGATATGTTACTGGTACGACAACGCAATATTATGTCTGCGATTTCATGGACGCACAATATGAGGACGATGGGTATTGTTCTCATGGCGAACTTGCCGAAGGTGGTGATGCCGAAGTGAACGAAACTAAATCACCATATATGCAACAAAGCCGTCACGATGACGGCAGACCGCAAGAAGAATTATTAACCCACGAACAAGCATGGGAAGAGATTGGCAGACCGCATGGGGAGTGGCAAATGTGCGAGGACGATGACGGCATATACGGCAATTGTTCTATATGCGGTTGCGATGCAGATTTTAGTCACTACGGCAAAGCGTTTGACTTCTGCCCAAACTGTGGTGCAGACATGAGAACCGACTACACCGATGCCTTCAACGAACAATTCGGTGATGCGTTGGAGAAGTTAGACAAACTGACATTGAATGGTGGTGATGACGATGACTGACAAACCATTGGTATTCAACTACCGTGAATACGACACTTTGAGAGACAAGTGCAACGATATGGCAGTTGAGATAGAAGACCTTAGAGAGCAGATAAAGGCACTCAAGGCAGAGAACACAAACCTGAAGATTCACTTACGTATATTGGAGGCAAACGAAGATGATAAAAGTAACAGATGAGAGACTCGGTCCAGAGGTCAACCTGTGCAAGTTAGAGCCAGGGGACACGTTCATTTGGAACGAATACCCTTGTGTAAGGCTTGACTTCGGCAAGTTGGACCACAAGCCGTTCAAGGAAGAGCACATCCCGTGCATGCTCCTGGCAAGCGGTCAGTATTTTGAGATAGGCAGACTGGCATGGGTCGTGCCTATCAGGGTAGAGATGAAAATCACAGAGTAGGAGGTCAATATGTTCGAGGAATTACTGAAAAAGTACATGCAGCCTATCATTGAGGATGCATATAAGCAGGGTGCAGAGGACACCATCAGACGATTTGCGTTTGTGTATGACGTTGTTAGACAGAACGCAATAGAGGACGTTTATGCAGAGGCAGGTGCCATCGACATCGAGGAAGTAGACGAAGAACTGTCGCTGGACGTGTTCGATGACATGTTCAAGGAGGCAATGGAGCCTCTTGAGAAGTTGGGGGTGAGAGCATGACGAACATCGGTATCGTAAAGACACTCCTGGACAATATGGGCAAAAGTGTTGAAGCAGACAAGGCGCTCGCTGCAGCATGCATCGTCTTACTGGACGAAGTAATGACAGGCAAGAAGGAAGCGCCATCTGAACCGAAGGAAACCAAACCAAAGAAAACAGTCGACCACGGAAAAATCTGCGCCTGTTACAAAGCCGGCTGGTCCATCAAAGCCATAGCAGACGAAATAGGCTGCAATCAGGCCACCGTCCGTTATCGGCTGAAAAAAGAGGGGCTGATCAAGTAATGCCACGTGATTACCAGCCACAAAAGAATAATCCGTATCTACTGCCACAGCCTCTGTATCGGATGACACTGGCGTTCATACGTGATCATGAGCGCAAGCGCTCAGCCTACGAGGAACTGGCAACCGCATCTCCGCCGCCTCCGGACGGGCAGCCTCGGGGATCCGCCAAAGGCAATCCAACGGAGCGGTCAGGGATGCGCAGGTTCGAGCTGTGGCTCGCAATAAGCGCTGTGGAAGATGCCCTCGGATCCATTCCGCCGGAATACCAAAAGGGCGTTTGGGAAAACATCGTCCAGTTCAAACGATACCCGGACGATGCAGCTCCTTCCACCTACAAGCGCTACAAACAAAAGTTTATTCACCAGGTGGCTCACAACATGTTCTGGATCTAACATACTGTTCATCTCAAATCTCCTTAATTAATAAAAACCTACAAAAAACTGCATTTGCGGAACATGTTGAGCCCCTGGGGAAAAAAATATGTGGTATTGTGATAGTGGTCAAAGATAGGAAAAACGATCAGTTCATCTTAGTTATTGTACCTCCAACAGCAATACTATAGCACGCAAGACCTCGGTCATCCCGGGGTTTTTGCGTTTTTGGGATTATGGCAAAAGAAGACATCGTGAAGTATCAATTCACGAGTGATCAAAGCCGCACGAAAGCCGCAGAAAACGGCAGAAAAGGTGGCATTCGTTCGGGAGAGGTCAAACGTGAACGCAAGTTAATAAAAGACCGTATCCTTGAGCGCATGGGAGAGGATGACTGGGACAATATGATAGATGCCCTGATCATACGGGCCGTGGAGGATACCAAGTCCTTCGAGGTCCTCAGAGACACCATTGGAGAGAAGCCAAAGGAACAGATCTCCGTGGATACCCCGACGAAGTTCGTGATCACAAGGAAGAACGGCGATGATCTATGAGCTGGAGATAGATGACGACATCTTCAACCGCAGCTTCATCAAGTACCTGGAAGATTACGACCATCGGTTCGAGGTCTACTACGGCGGTGCCGGTTCGGGCAAGTCGTTCTTCATTGCGCAGAAGCTGCTGCTCAAGGCACTGAAAGAGAAGCGCAAGGTGCTGGTCATGCGTAAGGTCGGCAGCACACTCAAGGACTCCGTGTGGCAGCTGATACTGGACACACTCATTGAATGGCAGCTCTACGAGGAATGCACCATCAACAAGTCAGTCTTCACGATCGAGCTGCCGAACAATTCACTGTTCCTGTTCAAGGGCATGGATGACAGCGAGAAGATTAAGTCCATCACTGGCATAACGGACATTTGGGTGGAGGAGGCGACCGAGTTCACGGAAGAGGACATCGAGCAGCTGAACCTCAGGCTTCGTGCACAGAAGGACGGACTGCAGATGCTGTTCTCGTTCAACCCAGTATCCAAGGCGAACTGGGTGTACCGTAGGTGGTTCGCCAAAGGTGCAGTGATAACCGACGACACAGTCATCCATCAGAGCACCTACAAGGACAACGAGTTCCTACCCGAGGAGTACGTGGCGACCATCGAGAAGATGGCCAAGACCAACCCCACCTACTACCGCATCTATGCGCTGGGTGAGTTCGCTTCGCTGGACAAGCTGGTCTTCAACAACTGGCGCATCGGCACCATCGAAGATACTCACGACTGGAATCTGCTGTGCGGTCTGGACTTCGGCTATACCAACGACCCGACGGCGTTCGTGGTATCAGTTGTCAGTGGTAACGAGCTCTATGTGTTCAAGGAGTTCGTCAAGACAGGCCTCCTGAACAACCAGATCGCAACGGTCATCACGGACCTCGGTTTCAGTAAGTCCACCATCATCGCAGACTCGGCAGAGGTCAAGTCCATCGAGGAGCTGCGTCGTGACGGACTGTACCGCATCTATCCGGCGGTCAAGGGTCAAGGCTCTGTCCTCCAGGGCATCCAAAAGCTGCAGCAGTACGACATCGTGGTGGATCCATCGTGTGAACACACCATCACCGAGCTGCAGAACTACGCCTGGAAGAAGGACCGCCAGTCGAACGAGTACGTCAACGAACCTATCGACGAGTTCAACCACTGCATCGATGCACTCAGGTATTCGCTGCAGTGCCAAGATAAATACAAGAAGCTGACATCGTTCAGCAAGTCAACATTGGGGCTATAAGGAGCAATCAATGAAATATTACTTTGACAAAGAAAAAGTCCTGACAACGGACATCATCAACAAGTTCATTGCGCTGGACAGAGTGGAGAACGCTCGCAAGATCAAGCTGCATGAATACTACAAGGGACAGCACAACATCCTGCACAGACAGTACGAGGACCCAAGCAAGCCGAACAACCGGGTAGTCAATCCGTATGCCAACTACATCACCACGCTGATGACAGGCTACTTCATCGGTGAGCCGGTGCAGTACACGTCAGAGGACGATGCCACACTGGAACAGTACCAGGAGATCCTGGACTACAACGACGAGCCAAGCGTGAACAAAGAGATCGCCAAGTGGCAGTCAGTATGCGGCGAGGGCTACGAGATCACCTACATCGACGAACAGGGCAACATCCGCTTCAAGGCTCTGCCGGCTATCGGTATGATCCCGATCTACAACGATGACCTGGAAGAGAACCTGATCTACGTGATCAGATACTGGCAGACCTACGACATCGAGCACGATATGCGCATCGACTACGTGGAAGTATACTCGCCAATCGAAATCACCAAGTATCAGAAGGACGTGGCCGGCAACCTGCAGATCCTCGACCAAAAGTATCACGTGTTCGGACAGGTTCCGGTCACACCTTACTACAACAACCAGGAGACACAGGGCGACTTCGAGCTGGTAATCAGTGAGATAGATGCCTACGACAGTTTCGAGAGTGACAGCGTCAATGAAGCGGACTACTTCGCTGACTCCTACCTGGTACTGTCCGGCATGGAGGGCACCACGTCAGAGGACGTCGCCGGCATGAAGGAGAACAGGGTGCTTGTCTTCCCGGAAGGTGGCGAAGGCTCATGGCTGACCAAGCAGGTCAATGACACATGGATCGAGAACGAGAAGAAGCGCCTCGACCAGGACATCCATAAGTTCAGTTTCTGCCCACCGATGACAGATGAGAACTTCGCAGCCAATGCCAGTGGCGTGGCCATGAAGTACAAGCTGATGGGGCTTGAGAACAAGGTCGGCGTCAAGGAGAACGAGTTCGAGAAGGGGCTGCGCCGTAGGATTGAACTTATCTACGGAGTGATGAAGAAGGTCAACGGCGACTTCAATTATCTGGACATCAACATCGTATTCACAAGGAACCTTCCGCAGGACCTGTCCGCTTCAGTCGATACCGTCATCAAACTGGACGGCATCGTAAGCGACGAGACCAGGCTGGCTTTGCTGCCGCTTGATATTGACGCTCAGGTGGAGCTGGAGAAGGTACAGGAACAGAAGCTGTCGAACTTCTCGCTGTTCGGGGCTAACTTCAATGAGGTAGACGATGGCGAAGAAGAAGAGAAGACAACAAGAGAAGAAAAACGCTAAGTACTGGAAGGACAGAGCCATCCGTATGGAAGAGGAGAAGGAGGCAGCTGCCGAGACACTGGCAGAGCGCACCAGGCAGTCATACATCCGCTCCTTCAAGCGCCTGGACAAGGACATCAACGCACTCTATGCGGAGATCCTCGACAAGGGCATCGATAACATGACGAGGACGGATCTGTACAACCTTCAAAAGTACGTGGCGTTACGTAAGAAGATCGCAGACGAAGTAGAAAGCCTCGCCATCGAAGACGATGAGAGGCTGACGAAACTTCTCGACGATATAGCAGTGAAGACTTACGAGTCTAACTACAAGGAGATGGGAATCGACTTCAATATCCTGTCCGAGCAACAGGCAAGGGCCATTGCATCGGAAAACTGGACTGGAGTGCGGTTCTCTTCTCGTATTTGGGGAAATGCCAACGCTTTCAATGCCCGGGTCATGAATGACATCGAGGAAATGATACTCGGGGGCAAGTCTCCAGACCAACTTAAGAAGAAACTGATTGAGGATTACTCAATTAAGTTTCATGAGGCCGACAGGCTGATAAGGACAGAAGCATCACACGCCTACAACAGTGCAGCACTGCAGTCCTACATGGACGCAGGGTGCATAGAGGTCGACTTCCTGGCGGAGTCTGATTGTTGCGAACTGTGTGAGCCGTACTCCGGGCATCGTTACCCGGTGAACGAGGCTCCTGTCATCCCGGTGCATCCGAACTGCAGATGTACGTATCTGCCAGTCGTACCGGGCATCACGCCTTAAAGGGGTGCAGGCGTTAAAAGCACAACTACGAATCATGGGTTACTCAAGGAGGTAGAACATGGAAAACGAAAACTTAACAACACCAACCGAAGAGACCACAGAAGAGGTCAAGACCTACACAGCTGAAGAGGTCGACGCTCTGCTGCAGAGTGAGGCTGACAGACGAGTAACGTCCGCCATGAAGAAGAAAGAGCGTGAGATCGCCGCACTCAAGAAGCAGATAGAGAACGAGAAGACACTCTCCCAGCTGGACGAAGAATCAAGGGCAACGGCGGAAAAAGACATGCGCATCGCTGAACTTGAAGGTCAGCTGAAAGACTTCCAGACGGCACAGACCAAGAACGAGGTCATGAAGGTGCTCAGTGCCAGAGGCTTGCCAGCAGAACTCGCTGACATGCTGGACATCGGCACGGACGTAGAGGAAGCACAGCAGATGATAGACTCCTTCGACAAGCTCTTCAAAAATGCAGTAGCTCGGGAAGTAAAGGCACGGCTCGCTGAAACCTCGGCGGTACCGCAGATAGCGGATGCCATGAGCGGCAAGATGACAAAGGAGCAGTTCAACAAACTGTCCATTGCCGAACAGCAAGCCATGTACAACTCTGACCCTGAGCTCGTAAAGAACTTACTCGGATAAGGAGAGAAAACATGGGAACACTTTATAGCAACTTCGTACTGGAAAACAAATTCGAATCAGTACTCGCAACCAAGCTGGATCTGATGAACTACCTGACTCCTGACTACTCACTGCAGGCTGCTCCGGGCATGATCAAGAAGGTCCACGTTTACAAGCCAACTGGATCCGTTGAGGATCTCACGGTAGGCAACGGCAACACTCAGTCCATCGATGCTGGCTTCATCGAGAAGGAATACACTGTCGGCGTTACGCAGGGCAGATTCCCGTACTACGATGAAAACGCAATGACTGACCCGGCTTATGTTGACGCTGGCGTCAAGGGTCTCGCTGAGATCATGGCGAACGACCTGACCACGAAAGCCATCAAGGAGTTCGGTCACGCTATCCTGTCAAAGACTACCACGAACTTCGCACTGTCAGACATCATCGATGCAATGGCCAAGTATCCGTATGAGGAAGAAGCTGGTCTGTTCATGCTCGTTGGCCTGAAAGCAAAGGCTGCCATCAGAAAGCAGCTGAAGGACGAGCTGAAGTATGTCGAAGACTTTGCTCGCAAGGGCTACATCGGCAGCATCATGGGAATGCCTGTATATGAGAGCAAGGCTGTTCCAGATGACTGCGCTTTCATCGCAACGAGAGAAGCCGTTACGGCATTCATCAAGAAGGGCGTTGAGTCCGAACAGGAGAGAGATGCCAACACTCGTAAGACCACTGTATACCTGAGAAAGTGCATGGTCGTTGCTCTGACTGATGCTACGAGAGTCATCATGATGGGTCCTGCACAGACCACGACTGTTACCTGCGTAGCTGACAAGTCCGATGCGACTATCACTGGCGCAGCTGATACTGGCGCTGTCGTTTATGCATACCAGGCTGACGGAACTTACATCGGCAAGGCGACTGCATCATCCAACGCTTACAGCATTAGCGCATCCGCAGTAGCATCCGGCTGGACCGCTGGCACTTCAAAGGTCTACGTTGTAGTCGAAGAAGCCGGCAAGGCCAACGAGTACAAGGAAGCCACTGTACAGGCGTAACTAACTAAGAAGGAGGGTTATCATGGCTCAACTTGATACCCTAAGAACATTATTGCAGATAGACGATTCACAGGACGCTCTTCTCGGGGCATTGATTGAACAGTGCTCCGAGGAGTACCTGCGGAGAACACATCAGGACACAGCAGACGAAAGCATCGTCAATGCCATGGTCGTGGAGAAGTTCAACAGACTCGGCACCGAAGGAGTGCAGAATATCGGTTACAGTGGCATCACTGAATCGTACGAGTCGGACTATTCCGAGCAGACCAAGGCGCTGATCCGGTCGAAGACGAGGATGGTGGCAATATGAGAATGCGGCCTATTGACGTTCAAATACCTACATGGTCACAGAGTGATTATGGAGAGCCGGTAGCCACCTACGGAACGGCCAACAAGGTCCTGATGTTCCTCGGCTGGATAAACGCCATGAAGAACCAGGTGGAAGGGTCCGTTTACGAGCAGTACGACTTCGTCGCCATCACAAAGGAAGACGTGCCGGTCGGTGCGCTCGTGGATGGTCGGCTCGTGGTCGGCTACACCGACAAGTCGGGCCGCTTCAACCGCCTGTTCATGAACTACGCAGAAGGAGCTGACAGGGTTTATGGCTGATAACAACGCAAGCCAGATCGTGGCTAACATTAATAAGGTCGCCCAGGTAGACCTGCCGCTGGCTATCTCCAAGGGACTGGAAAATGCCTGTCTCGTAGTGGAACGTGCGGCAAAGTCCAATGCACCTGTGCAGACAGGAACGCTGCGGAACTCCATCAGCCACAGAGTCAGTCAGGGCTCCATGGAGGGCGTGATCGGCGCAACCGTTGACTACGCTCCGTATGTGGAGATAGGTACTGGCGTTTATTCAACCATGGGCGGAGGCAGACAGGGCGGATGGTTCTATGTGGATGCCTCGGGTGAGGGACACTTCACAATGGGCTCACACCCACATCCGTACCTCAAGCCAGCCATGGACACCAATCTATCAGCAATATTGAAATGCTTTGAGGGATTAATCTAATGATTACAGACATCGTATCTGCACTTGAGAGTGCGACAGAGTCGCTGAAGGTTTATCCATTTTGGACCGATGAGCTCAAAGAGTGCATCGTGTACGAGTGGACCCCTCTTAGCGACGACGGAAGCAGACAGGTGGCTCAACTGATGGTGAGAGTCAAGGCCAAAGACATGGCGACCGCTGAATCGGCAGCCATTGCGGTCAAACAGGCTCTCATTGCCATCGGGGACGGCAGTCCTGTCGATGGTCTCGTATCCTGTGAGCAGAACGGAGGCGGAACGCTGAAGAACGGCGACACAGGTTTCATAGACTATATCATGTACTTCGATTTGATATTCAAATCGGACATAACAGAGGAGACAGATTAAATGGCAGAAAGAATCGTATTAGGCAGCGGAAAGCTGTACGTGACTACTGCAACACTCAGCAGCGGAGTATATTCCATTGGCGCAGACAACACCATTGAGACAACCAGCAACCTGCTCGGTTACATCAAGGGCGGCGCTACTCTGGAATACACACCGTCATTCTACACCGTTAAGGACGACCTCGGCATCGTGTCCAAGAAATTCCTGACGGAAGAGTCGGTGGTATTCAAGAGCGGTATCCTTACCTGGAACGGAAACGTGCTCGACAAACTGTCATCGACCGCAACGGTTGACGAGACAGTGAACCACAAGAGAACCGTCAAGATCGGCGGCGTCGATAACTACGACGATCAGATGTATGTACTGCGCTTCGTTCACAAGATCGACAGCACTCACAACATCAGGGTCACTGTCGTGGGCAACAACACTGCCGGCTTCGAGATCCAGTTCCAGCCTGACGCAGAGACTGTGCTCAATGCAGAGTTCGAGTGCGTACCTGGCGTTGGAACGGCAGGAACACTTATTGTCCTGACCGAGGATGATGACGACGTAGTAGTAACACCATAACAACGTAGGGGAGGGTCTTCGGGCTCTCCCTCTTGTTTTGTTTAGCAGAGGAGGAGGCTATGCTTGATTTAAGTAACATCTACAACATCTATGAGCTGAAGTGGTTCGACGGGACGATGGTACACCTGCCGAAACCAACGGAAGCATTTTTGAGGAAGGTCGCTGCGCTGGATGCCAACGAGGATCTCTCGCAGATGGACCAGCTCGAAGAAATCAAAAAAATAACCTGGGAGCTCATCAAACAGAACACAGATGGTCGCAAGTTCACGAAAGCTGAACTGGAACAGTGCGACGGCATCATCTGCTCCATGATCATCAAGGACTACATGGAGGAGGTTGAGAAGCGCCTGGGGGAATAGAGATCCCGAACCTTCCGACCGGGGAGACCGTAGAAGAGTATCTGATCACAGAGACAGGACCGCTGAAGCTGGTCGCTGACTATACAGGGCTGAACTTCAACGAAGTCATCGAGCTGGACTGCATCACCTACAAGATGCTCGTCCGGGATGCGTTCATCGACGTGATGAGCAAGTCCGAAGAGGGTCGGGATTACCTGGAGCAGTGTTGGGTGCTGAAACAGACAGAGCCCGACGTTGCGAGATTAAGGGAATTAACTACGGAGACAAAGTAAATGCTCGATTTAGGAACATTACAACTTGGAATAAAAGTAAACGGCGATGCTGCCAAGAGCCAGCTGAACCAGCTGGGCAACGAAGTCGAGAGCACTGGCCGTAAGACCGATACACTGGCAACGAAAGCAAAGGCCATGATCAAGGCGTTCATTGCTGCTTATGCCGTCAAGGAAATCATCAAACTCGGCAAGGCTGCACTCGATGCGTACGCACAGTTCGAGCAGCTGGAGGGCGGCGTCAACAAGATCTTCGGCAAGGAAGCTGCACAGGAGGTCATGAAGAATGCCAACGAGGCGTATAAGACCGCTGGCATGAGTGCCAACCAGTACATGGAGACGGTCACTAACTTCAGTGCATCGCTCATCAGCTCCATGGGTGGCAACAGTAAGGCTGCAGCGAAAGTAGCGGACATGGCCATCCGAGATATGTCGGATAATGCCAACACCTTCGGCACCAACATGAAGAGCATCCAGGATGCGTATCAGGGTTTCGCTAAGCAGAATTATACCATGCTTGATAATCTTAAGCTGGGATATGGAGGAACCAAGACCGAGATGGAACGGCTCCTCTCTGATGCAGAGAAACTGACTGGCAAGAAGTACAACCTGGATAACCTCAACGACGTATACGAGGCCATCCACGTCATCCAAGAAGAGTACAACATCACTGGAACGACATCCAAAGAAGCAGCCAAGACCATACAAGGCTCTATGGCCATGACCAAAGCAGCGTTCGACAACTTCCTGGTATCGCTTGGAAGCGGTAAGGGCGTCACCAAGGCCATGAACAATCTCTTTAAGAGCATCGGGACGACCATTAAGAACATCGCACCTGTCGCTCTTAAGATAGTCAAGGGGCTCGTAAAGGCGATGGCGGATGCTGTTCCGAAAGTCGTCGGTATGCTCGGGCGCTTCATGCACCAAATCGCAGAAGGTATCGAACAGGGCGAAAAGGGCAACCTCGGCAAGGTCGCCGTAAACATCATAACGAAACTGATAACGGGCCTGATCAAGAATGCACCGAAACTGATAACGGGTGCTATCCATCTGATGTCAGCACTGGCAGGGTACCTGATCAATGCAGCGCCGGAGATCCTCGCTGCAGGTGCCAAGGCCATGGCTGAATTCGTCAAGGGGTTCTTGAATGACCATCCAAAAATCAAAAAGGCTGTCAAGACCATCGGCAAGATATTCGATTCAGCATTGAAACCAGTCAAGGTCATCATTGATGCAGTGACGAAAGCCTGGAAGAAGTTGCTGGGACAGAAGAAGGAGAAGAAGTTCAGCGTCAGTGCGCCGTTCTCCAAGGCCATCACGGCCATCAGCGACGTATACAACAAGTGGAAGGACATCCTCGGGCAAACAGCCAAGAAGACCTTCACGGTCATCAAGAACGGCTTCGAGGGAGTGCTTGACAAGATGAAGTCCATCTGGAGCAAGTGGAAAGACATCCTTGGCATGAAGTCGGAGAAAAAATTCACGGTCAAATCAAGTGGAAAAGTCCCATTCACTGGAGGCGGCGGCGGTCACATGCAGCGTATCGGTCTGCGTGAAGTGCCATACGACAACTACTCCGCAATACTCCATAAGGGCGAAGCAGTCATGACGGCAGCAGAAGTCAACAAGCTGAAGCGGAACGAGGAGACAGTCGGCGGATCAGGAGCACCGATGACGGTCAATGTCTATGGTTCGGACAACATGTCCGTGACAGAACTGGCGGCAGCGGTCGAGAGACGAATCATCAACATGCAGAAGAGGAGGACGAACGCATGGGCTTAAGGACATTTACATTCGGCGGTACAAGTTCAAGCACCTACAGCATGTTCATTACAGAGGCGGCGACCTACAACGTGCCGGAACGTGCGGTAGAGATGATGGAGATACCTGGTCGTAACGGTGCGTTTGCGCTCGATCAGGGGCGCTTCGAGAACGTCGAGGTCACGTACCACGTGGTCGTGCATAAGGACACCAACGCAAACTTCCAGACGGAACTGTCGGACGTGAGGAACTGGCTGGCATCCAAGGTCGGCTATCAGAGGCTGACGGACGATTACAACAGCAACGTGTACCGCATGGCGATTTTCAAGGGTGGTCTGGAAACGGACGAGACGTTCGTCAATGGTGCGGAGTTCGACATCGTGTTTGAGTGCAAGCCGCAACGGTGGCTGACAAGCGGAGAGACCGCAACGGCTGTTGCGAACAATGGCACATTGAGCAATCCAACGAAGTTTGATGCCGAGCCTCTTCTTGCGGTCAAAGGATATGGAACGATTGATTTTAATGGGTATGAGATTGAAATTGCGAATGCAACGATAGGGGAGACATTGCTCCTCAATTCTTATAGTCATATCATTACAACCACAAATACTGTACAAAATTCATTCACAACGACATTTACATTTGACATTCCAACACAAAATGTCATGCAAGTTGGTGACACAATCACCATGAGAAATCTGACTTTAGAATATATTGTTGTTCTTGATACCAATAATGCGTCAAATATTGGGGCAACAACAGTGGCTGATTCAAACAGTAGCTTTTCATCTACACTAACAGCCGGGCCAACCTTTAACAGAAAGAGCATAAAAACAAACGGAACAAATCTTGGGTTCAGTGCGTTTACGGCATCAACAATTACAAACACTACGACAATAACAGGTGTTATATCAGGAACAACATACAAGTCCACATTAAGCACAACACTTGCGTTGGATGCAAATAATACAATGACAGTGACCTTTGTCTTTGCTCAAACATCAGGCACTAAAGTTTTTTTTGTGAGCAAAGGCGAAGCAAATTTCCTGAACATTTATGGTGATTCCTCCCTGTCAGCATTGGGCAATCCAACATACATTGACTGCGACATAGGCGAGTGTTGGATGGAATCAGGCGGAATAATAACAACACTGAACAATGTCATTGACCTTGGGTCTGACCTTCCAAAGTTGGCAAGCGGAACAAACACCTTCACCTATGACAACACAGTGACCGAGCTGAAGGTGACACCGAGGTGGTGGAAAATATGATACCGATTCTATACGAAAACACGGAAACGGCATTCCTCAACAACGGGCTTGGTCGGCTGCGTGACTGTATCAGCTGCATCGTCACAGAAGAGCGCAACGGCATCTACGAATGCGATTTTGAGTATCCAATTGACGGAGTGAATTATGACCGCATCCAATGCGGAAGAATCATCGCAGTTGAGCATGACGAAACAAACGATGTTCAGCCTTTTGACATCGTGGGTTACAGCAGACCGATAAACGGGGTTGTGTCATTCCACTGTACGCACATCTCATACAGGCAGACAGCATTGACAGTCAGCGGCACAAACAAGAACAGCCTTGCGGATGCGTTCACGATGCTTGGCACAGCATCACCTTCAAACCCGTTCAACTATTGGACGGACAAGACAAGCACAGGCTACCTGGCATCAGGTGACGGCATTCCGCATTCCGTCCGTCAGGTGCTTGGAGGCATGGAAGGGTCAATCCTTGATGCCTATGGTGGTGAGTACGAATGGGATAAGTGGACAGTAAAGCTGTGGGCATCAAGAGGCGAGCTGAAACCATTCACGATTCGCTACGGAGTAAACCTCACAGACTACAACGAAGAGCTTGACTACAGCGACACCTACAATGCGGTCATTCCGTATTGGTCAGGACAGGATGCAAACGGCAATGATGTCATCGTCAAAGGCTCAATGCAGTCTGTGTCTTATCCGTCATTCAATGGCACAACAAGGTGCATTCCGCTTGATGTCACAGATAAGTTTGAAGCCAAGCCGACACAGGCACAGGTGGAGTCTGCCGGACTTTCCTACATCACAAACAATCAGACCTACATGCCATCGCAGAACATCACAGTGGACTTTGTACGGCTGTCTGATACACCTGAATACGAACAGTTCAAGTCATTGCAGACATGCAAGCTCTGCGACAGCATCAATGTTGAGTTCCCGATGTACAACATGACAGGTCAGTTCAAAATCGTGAGGACTGAATACGATGTACTCCAAGAGCGTTTCAGTGTCCTTGAATTGGGTACGCTGTCAACATCATTGGCGGAGGCTCTTGGCATCAATCAGGAATCATCCAACAGGCTGTCAACCACTGATGTTGATGACTACATTGTGGACATCGGCTCGACAACGGCTGGATCCGTTACATGGAGATACCGCAAGTACAAAAGCGGTGTGCTTGAGATGTGGGGAGATGCAATCACTACACTTGCAATAGGTACGGCATCAGGCAACATCTACACCACTGCAAGTGATTATGACATCGCAATGCCAACATTTGTTGCAAGAACTGACATGATTACGGCAGAACTGTCAGGTGGCGGATGGGCAGACATAACATCATTTGGTGCAACATCACCATTTACAGCACCGAAGTTAAGGCTGTACGCACCGACTTCGTATGGTTCTGCGGATAGAACTTTACGCTACTACTTCAAAGGCACTTATGCATAGGAGAACAAATATGAACTTTGGAACCAAACTGAGGACGATTCTCGCAATCGCCACATCACTCAACACAGCCCTGATGGCCACTGACCTGACGGGCTTTAATAATGTCTACGTGGATGGCGCATACAAAATCGTGTCCATCATTTTGAATTTCGTTATCGTGGCTTGTGTCACCTACTACAACAATGACTACACGCCGATCGCAGCCGAGTACACTGGCGAGATGAGAGCCAAAAAGGCTGAACTCAAGGGCAACGTGAACGGAGAGTATTTCCACGTAGATGAAGAGGAGGAGCCGGAAGATGAACAGTAAGATTTACAGACAGGCGGACTCCAGATGGGGAAATCTGCCGTACCCGACCAAGTCATATCGGTTCGCATCTAACGGCTGTGGATGCTGCGCATGTACGCACAACATCATTGAGATTCCGAAGTATGCGAACTATACACCTGCAAATGTAAGACCCTACATGGTAGGGCAGGGCTTCGCCACAAAGGGTCACGGAACGACCTGGAACGGCATCACCAAGACCCTGCAGCACTACGGCTTTGAAGTAGCGCATCCAAGTATCAGCAAGTCCATGTCATCCGCATGGTCATACCTCAACAAGTCAGGCGCACCTAAACAGGGTGTGCTTTTGTTTAGAGGCGGAGTCAGGGGCGGAGTGCGCTGGACAAACGGCGGTCACTACGTTGCGTTCCTGAACTACAAGGTCGCAAACGGCAAGCACTACTTCTACACCAAGGACAGCGGCGGTCGCCATCATGACGGCTGGTACTGCTACGAAACGACCATGAAGGGTCTGCTGCCGCAGATTTGGATCGTAACGAAAAAGCCGAACACTCCAGCTCCGGCACCGACACCAACACCTACTCCAAAGCCAGCGAAGAAGTACAGCGGTACTGTTCCGTCTGGAACGCTCAAGATGAAGAGCAAGGGCGCAAAGGTCGAGCAGCTACAGCGGTTCCTCAACTGGTACGGAGGATACGGACTCGCAGTAGACGGCAAGTTCGGCAAACTGACAAAGGCTGCCGTCAAGAAGTTCCAGAAAGCAAACGGACTCGTACAGGACGGCATCTACGGACCGAAAACATACGCAAAAGCTAAAACTTACAAGTAGAGGGGGCGGAAGACATGACCGAGGGAATCATCATAGCATTAATAACAGGCGGCATCGCCATCGTCAGCAACATCATTGTGGCTGTGGTCAACAATTCCAAGACCCTCTATCGTATTGAGCAACTGGAGAAGACGGTGGCGAAACACAACAACCTTGTCGAACGTGTCGTGATCCTGGAACAGGCAGACAAGGCGCAGTGGAGATACATCGACCAGCTCAAGGAGGAACACCATGTATAGAGCAACAACACCTACAACCACATTCACGCTTGAGGTCGAAACGTCGAGCCTGGCACAGGTGCTCGTAACCTTCAAACAGGACGACGTCTCACTCAACAAACACTACAGGAACGGCACACTCCCGTCAGGCATGACTTTTGACGGAAAGAAGGTCATCGTCAAGCTGACTCAGGAGGAATCGTTGCTGTTCGACGAGGGCAAGCAGACATACGCACAGCTGAGAGCAAAGACACTCGCTGGCGATGCGGTCGCCACGAAGAAGTTCCCTGTCAATGTCCACAGCTCGCTCAACGAGGAGATCTTGTAATGGCAAACGAAATCAAAGCAACATTCGAGGAAATGGAACAGACCTTCGAGTGCACCTTTGAAGATGATCAGGAATTTGATGCACGGATGGACGGCATCCTCCCGGGTGACTACACCGGATCCTACGAGGTCACACCGTCCGCCGAGATTCAGACACTTCCTACGTCAGGCAAACTGCTGACACTCGACGTAGTGGTCAATCCAATTCCAAGCAACTACGGGCTCATCACTTGGGATGGCTCGACTATAACAGTATCATAGGAGAAGAAAATGGCACAGA